TTGGCATTTATTTCATTCTCCTTCGAATTAATTCGCAGTCTTTTGACTTAGGTCAATGACAACGAATTCTGCTGGATACTGGAGTGCAACACCCACTTGGATGCGTACCTCTCCGTTTGCAATTGACTGTGCGGTGTTGTTTTCTCCATCGCACTTGATAAAGAACGCATCAGCGTTTGTTGCACCACGTAGACCACCCTGATTCTTGTATTCAACCAAGAATGAGGAGATTACAGTGCGCAACGCAGCCCATAGTTTTTCATCGTTGTTTTCAAAGATTGCAAACTCTGTGAGGTTCTTTAGTTGCTTGCGGATGTAGATAAGCGAACGACGCATATTTACGTATTTGTTTGCTGTTCCATCTTGCTTGAGTGTACGTGCGCCCATGACGCAGATACCTGCACCAGGAAGAGCACGAATAGCGTTGACTGGAGATGTGCTTGCGTTCATCGTGTCAAGTTCGGTTGATGTGAAAGTTCTCTCCATAACAACTGCGCCTTGAAGTTGAACACCGACACCTGCTGGAGCCTTGAATACACCACGAGATGCGTCATTAGATAGGTAAATACCTGCAATGGCGCCTGATGGACCAATCTTACGAAGCGCACCAGCGCCACGTCCTAGTGGGTCAGCAATGAAATAGTGTGGGTAATACACGGCTGCAAAACTTGTGTCTGCAAGAGCAGCAGCAGCACTTACTGCGTTGGCTACAGTCAAATCTGGGTCTGTGTCTGCAACAACGAACCCGTTGTTATCTTCTGCCCATGACGTGGCTGCATCAAATACTGCCGTTGTTCCAGAAGCAAGTGCGTTGACAACTGGAAGGAACATAACAAGAGGACGCTCAAGATTTGAAAATCCTTCAAATACTGAAGAACCGCTTGCCTTGTAGTTTGTGTAATCGGTAGATGCTGTTGCAGTACCGTTTGAACCACCTGTGAGTGGATAAGTTGCAGAAGTCAATGACTGACCTGCATATCCTGAATCAACTGTTACGGTGATATTTGGAGACACTACGTTGATTACTGTTGGACCGTAATCACTAGAGGCTGCGTCATCAAATACGATGTTTTCATAGCGCTCAAGAAGAATGTCATCAGTAATATCGTTTGCTACACCAGACTCTTTGTATAGAGTAAGTGTGTAGGTTCCTGAAACTTGACCTGCTGAAAGAACAGCACGGAGATTGTTTCCATCTGTTCCTGCGTTCTTTGATTGAACGTTAACTTGTGCTGCGCTACCGCTATCGACTAGGTCAGTATCGGCTTTAACAGCGTTGGAAGCAAGTAGGCGACGAACATAGAGTTCACGTCCACCGTTTTGGAAGAATGCTGCTACCTGGAATGTCGCTGGATAGGAAGCGTTGTATCCACCAAAGTACTTGGTAAAGTCATACCAAGAAGTTACACGGGTTACCGTTTCTGGGCCCTGTGCAAAAGGCGCAACTACTGCACCAGCAGCATCAGCACTTGGTCCTTGCGGAAGTGTTGCTGGTAATAGGCGTTCTGTGATGTAAACACCTGGGCGGCTATATGCCATGATTTCTCCTAACTAAGTTGTATGGGTTCCTTATGGTGCCGTTATAGTAATCGAGTCAATTTTAGTGAACTGACCACGACCAATAACCTGACTTCCGTCAGTATTACTATCGCTATCAGTAACACCTGTGATACTGAGTTCTTGCGCCTTGTAGAGTTTGGTGAAGGTTTCTCGTGCAATCTCGGATGAGATACGCACAGTGATTGCGTTTACAAATAAACGCTTTCCATTTTCTGAAACATCTCGTTTAGAAATGTCCAGAACATCCAAACGACGATGCGTGCCATAGACGGTATTTGGACCCGTCAAAAGGACAGCGTATCGAAGTGGAATCTTTGTGTATAGCAACTGCGCCAAAATCTGACGGTCATGACGTGGTTGACGAGAGTATGTAGTGATTTGATAATCAAGATTAACTGGAATTGGATAGTCAATTTCCCAAGCATGTTCGTCTGTATCAAACGTAACCTGTTGAACACCCTGTGCTGCATCTACCATATTGGTTGGGTTTTGAATGTAGGCTGGTCTAACCTTGCCACGCATTGCACGTGTGAAATCTTCAGCAATATCAATCATATCTATGGTGATGTAGGGATACTTCTGCTCACGTAACTCTTGGTCAGGTTGTCCAAACCACACACCAACATTACGTGCACCATTTTGCTTTTGGTCAGTAACAGTCATTCCTACAAGTAAGTCACGTAGGGCTTCGTCTTCAGCAAGTAGGAAACTCATAGTGAGTCCTCAAGGTGCTTGTAGAGACGGTTCACAAGGAAATGTTGAGCCTCTGCTGTGCGATTATTGAAACGTCGAACTGCAGCAGTAGGTTGAGAATCAGGGGTGCCATATTCAAAATCAAGAGCACGGTCATGGTGAGCCTTGCTCACGTGGGTCTTAAAGCCGTCCTTGTCATAAGTGACATGCATAGAGCGAACAATGTCATCTGACCAGCCACTCTTGCGGGCTTCCGTGCGCAGGTGTGCGGAAAGAAGCCTAGTCGTTTCTTGACTGGCTTTATTCAGGGCGCTATGTACTGTGTGTCTATTCACTTCTTCTTACTAGCCTTCGCAGCGACTTTGCCACCAACGTAGCCTGCGACAAGACCAGTAATGATTGGGCGTTTATCTTTTGGTTTCCAACCAAAGACGCCACGCATGAACTCTTCGACTTCTTTGCCGTTCATTTCGGCAGCACGTTCATACCAAGGCTTCCAAGCCATTTAAATCCCCTTTATCGCAAGTAGTGGGTGCTACACGGAGTCCGCACGGATTTCCGATAAGGCTAGGATAGAAGAAAGGCCCCTGCTTGAGGGGCCTAACTTGTTACTTCTTTTCTTTCTTCTCCCGCTTTTCTTCGGCTTTTTCGCCCTTCTTTCCTTCCTTCTTTTCGTGAGCCTTTTCCTTCTTCTTAATGCCCTTGATAATCTTCTTATCAACTTTGACATCTTCTTGAAGAGTCTTTGGCTTCTTCTTTTTGCCGTGGGCTTTATCCTTCTTTTCGAACTCTTCTTTTTCTTCCTTGTCGAGTCCAGCCTTCTTGGTCAAATAAGAGTCCATCTTTTCATCAGACTTCTTGGTGTACTTGCCCTTCATAGGTGGCTTCTTCATTACATACCACGCTTTCTGGGCATAGCCTGCTTCTTACCCTTCGCCTGTGCAACAGCCTTCTTGATTTGAGGCCTGTTTTTGTCAGCAGCGGCCTTGCCTTGCTTACCAGCACGCAAAGTTGCCAAATCAGCAGCATCAATCTTGTTCTTGTTGCCAGCAAGGGCAGCAATCTTCTTCTGCTTAGGAGATAGGCTTTTCATTTATTTTCCTTTGCAAACTTTGCAGGAGCACTTGCAATTCTTCATTTTGCAGGAGAGAGCCATTATTTCTTGCCCTTCTTCTTCTTGTCGTCCTTCTTCTTTGCATACTTCTTGTTTGCAGCGGCTAGAGTCTTCTCACCGTGCTTATCTTTTGGCTTCATACATCCACAAGTGCTGCACATTATTTCTTACCTGCTTTCTGTTTTGTCGGCTTTGCAATTTTGTTTCGACCTGAACGGTCTGGAACACAGTTGGGTACTTTACGACCATTCTTCATCTTCATGCCAACCTGAACGTAACCGTCCCAGCATGGGTCAGACTTTTTAGCCATTCTTCTTTTCCTTTTTATGAGGATTATCTTTATGCCAGTCCTTGACGGCCTTGACACCCTGCTTAATTGTCTTAGACCCACCCTTTTTGGTCAGGTTAATCTTGTCCCATTTTCCAGCCTTGGCTTTAGCCTCGTGGTCAACGACTACATCGCCCTTCTTGTTCTTTTTGACGGTGTGCTTAATGCCTTGAACCTTGATGGTCTTTGACTTTTCTTTTTTCACGGCACTACTTTCTTACGATGTGTGTAACGGATGGGAGGTTTTGGCTTACGAACATAGCCGCCACGCTTTTTGCGCAACTTGGCTCCACCTGACTCGTACTTACCCTCTGTAAGAGTTGTACGAACCTGTTTCTGAGGTGCTTTTCCTGCACGAGCACCAGGTGATTTTTTACGGCGCATTACTTCTTCTTTTTAGACATTCCCGCTTCGCTCATAGCGATAGCAACGGCCTGCTTACGTGACTTAACTACTGGTCCTTTTCCTGGACCTTTCTTGCCTGACTTTAACTTGCCAGATTTGTATTCACGCATGACCTTTTCAACTTTACCTTTTTGCTTTGATGTTGCTTTAGCCATTATCTTCCTCTTCTGCTAGTTCTTCTTCATCCCAAGCATGGTCATCATAGTCTTCAGCCATGTCGAATTCATGGTCAATTTCTTCAACAAAATCCTCATCAAAGAGGTCTGGGTCTATTTCTGGCTCAAAGGACATGTAGCCTCCTTATTCTGCGTACTGCTGAAATTGTGGGTCATTAATCAATTCTTCAGCATTGACTTGAGTACAGTCAATGGTAACAACGGAATAGCGTTCTTTGTACCTTCCACGTGGGTTCACCCGCGTAGGCGTGAACACGTGGTTCTGGAAGATGATGCGGTCCTTAATATGGTCTGTAGGGCTGCTTATCATTGCTGGAAGAAGTCTGTTGACATCGTCTACAGCAACTACAAGGCGCAAAGTATCAATGGTATAGAAGCCTCGTTCATTCATTACGTTTTGACCACGTATTTGTTGCGCCAAGATAACTGGCAACTTGAATGGTTCGTCCCAACGACGACCCTTAGTATCAGTCTGATTACTTACGTCGTATATTGGGTCAATAAAATCTTCGTAATTATCGGCAAATTCTGTTGGATTCCAGGTCCACCAGTCGACTACAGTTCCGACAGGGTCGCGTAGTTCATCAATCATGCCTTCATCCATAGACATCGTTTCGAAGTCTATTTTGAATCGCCCTTGAACTTTTGAACCACGCATAGAAGTTATTATCTCCTATCGTTTCTGAGAAAAAAGTATTATGGGGCGCTTAATTTGGATAGCGGATGATTACTAAACCAGAACCGCCATTTGCACCGTTACCAGAGTACCAACTTCCGCCTCCGCCACCACCACCAGTGTTTGCCGTCGCCGCTGAACCTGCTACTCCGCTACCAACACCTGAAGATTGTCCGCCACCGCCACCGCCACCTAATCCAGCAGTTCCAGCAGTTCCAGAACCGCTGCCACCGCCACCGCCACCAGCGTAGTAATAAATACCACCACTTAGTTGACCAGTAGAAGTTGCATATCCCCACGATGAGTATGTTGAAGAGCCACTACCACCATTACCGCCATTGCCACCACTTGCAGCAGCGCCAACAGCGCCTGCTCCACCGCCACCTCCTGGAGCATTTGAACCGCCAGCACCGCCAGTATTACCTTGTCCTGAAGTAGGAGAGCCTCCTGAAGACTCATAAGAACCTCCACCACCAGAACCTCCAGAACCACCACCAAAGTAGGCAGAACCATTGTAACCACCGCCGTAGCCGCCGCCTATAGCAATATTAGAGCCAAAAGAAGAATTGCTACCGTTAGTAGCAATAGGAGTCCATGTTGCTGTATGACCTGTTCCTCCAGAACCAACAAGAACTGTGTAAGAGTTTCCAGCAGTTAATAATTGTCCAGAAGAGTACAGAAGACCTCCTGCACCACCGCCACCACCAAAGTTTTTACCGCCTCCACCGCCACCAGCGATACATAAAACTTCTGCGCCCTTAATCTTTTCTAACGCAGTAAAAGTTCCAGTAGATGTAAAGGTATGGTAGGTATATCTAGCATCTGCAGTGATAGTTCCACCAGATGCTCTTGCGCCACCTATTCCATAGAGGGTGGCTGTAGAGTGTTGAACTAGTGAACCCGTAGACTCTGGTAAAACTAGTAAAGAACTTATGACAGTAGAACTACTGTAAAGACCACAGGCAAGAGCCGCTCCAGAAACCCCGTTGTTTTCTGAAACCGCATCTATACTTATAGGTTTATAGTTACTACTTGTATAGTTTGATATGTAAATTGAAATGTTACTAAAGGTTGAAGAAGTAGCACTAGAGCCTGGGATTGTCATGTTTGCATAAATTGCAGACCCATACGAAGCAGAACCAGAAGAACTTCCATCTCCATACATAGTAAAAGAACTTTGATTACTCGTTCCTGAGTTTACCCTTAATTCAAGCGCACGATTGGTGTTTGCGGCGTCTGTTCGAATAGAGAACACCGCTAATAAATCTGTATAATTTTGCGGAATGTTAGTAAACTCAATGCTTGCAGCAGTAGAAGATAGCGTCACTGTTTGAATAGGTACATATGCTTGTGCCATTAGATGACACCTCTTTCAGGGCGAATTAGTTTCATACGGCATACCGAACTATCACGACGCCAGAGCCACCATTTCCACTAACTCCGTTAGTGTTACCGTTTCCTCCGCCACCGCCACCGCCACCTGTGGTAGAAAGACCAGAACCACCAGTTCCAGCGTCGCTTGCTGACGCTGTTCCAGCACCGCCTCCACCATTTCCTCCAGCACCACCAGAACCATCAGGGTTAAATCCTCCGCCACCGCCACCGCCACCTGCAAACCAGACAGTTCCACTTACATTATGACCAGTTCCAGTTGCAAGTCCAAGAGAAGAGTATGATGATGAACCAGCACCACCAGCGCCACCATTAGTTCCACTTGGGTTTGCTCCAGCAGCACCTGCACCACCACCACCCGCCATTGCGTTTACACCAGATACAGAGTTACCTCCAGCGTTACCTTGCCCTGATGTAGGAGAGCCACCAACGTTATTACCACCGTAATCTCTGTTTACCGCTCCACCTCCTGAACCTCCGTTACCGCCATTGGTGTAGCCTGTTTTTCTTGATGCGCCACCACCACCACCAATAGCCTCAGTCAAAGAACCAAAACGTGAGTTTGACCCATTAGGCCAGCCATCTATGTATGCTCTTGTAGTTGCTCCACCTGCTCCT